ACATAAGTCGCGAGCGTCGAGACGTCCTCGAGGCCGCCGCCGAAGACATTGAAGCTCTGGAACTTGAAGTAGAGCGTCTGGCCGATCAGGTTGGCCGGCAGATTGTATTTGACGATCGCCCCGTCGAGCCGGGCGAACGGCGCCCCGGTCGGATGATCGGCGACCGTCGTGCCGCTCAGCGCGCGCGCCAGGCCGGTGAGATTATAGGCGTCCGTTCCGGTCAAGGTCGCCGTTTCGAAGGCGAGGAGCTCGTTGTCGACCAGCGACAGGGTGGCGCCGGCCTCAGCCGCCACGGCCGTCGTCCCGGTGAGCGTCCCGCCGCCCTCGCTTAAGTCCACCGAGAGCGTGTTCGTCGTGTCGAAGGCCGCCGACGTCGCCGGCAACTCAGCGGTCAGAAACCCCTGCCGCACCGGCTGGGTGACCGCGGTGATTTGCGAAAAGGTGACGTTGTCGACCGAGACGAGCACATTGGCGCCGCCCCATTGCGTTGACGTTCCATAACTCGCGCCTGACGCCCCGACCCAGACCTGCGCCACGCCGCCGGTCGCCGCGCCGATCGGCGGCTCGAGGATCACCGGCGCATTGACCGGCACCGCCGGGACGGCCCAGTTCGGCTGCAGATTGCCGGGGCTGGCGCTGGGATAAAACTCCGGCGTCGAAATGCCGGCGATCAGCTCCTCCGCCGTGACCGCCAGCAGCCCCTTGTCGTCCTCGGCGATCTCGATGATGCGGACCGAGTAGTTTGACAACCCGAGGTTCGCATCCGTCAGAGTGACGATGTCCATCGGGTCGAGCAGGCAATATTCCCAGCTGAGTTTGAAGGTGAACTTGGTCCGGACATAGAGCTCGCGCTGCAGAATCGTCTGAGCGACCAGGGGCCCGATCGTGAACTCGTCGCAGATCTCGTGCGCCGTGATGGTCGCGCCGACCCGCGGGCCGAAGATCTCGATCTGGCTCTGGTCGCGCGCCTCGACCGGCAGCGACGAATATTGGTTGGTCCGCGAAACGCATTCGAGCCGCTGGATGGTCGGCAGCGAGAAAATGTCGACGCGCTCGACCTGGACCGGATCCTTGTTGCCCTTCTCGTCGACGAAGTCGAGATCGGTCAGGGCGTAGGCCGGAGTCAGGTTCGGCGTGTAGCCCGAAAGATTCTGCGCCGTATAGGTGACGACGACCGGCTTGCCTTCGTCGCCGGTGGCGAAAATGTAGGTCCCCGGCGTGATCATGCCGTAGGTGCCGGCGACGCTTGGCACGACCGCGCCGATGAAGATCAGCCCGAGCCCATTTTCAACATAGGTGACGCCGCCGTCGCTGACGAATTGCGCGCTGGTGACGACGGTGACGAAGGCCGGCACGCCGCCGGTCGAGAGCGGGATCGGCGTAGGGATGGTGAATTGGCTCTGGTAGGTTGTGTTCGAATTGGCGCCGATCGCGCTGTCGCCGTAGGGGATGAACTTGAGTTCTCCGCCGCTCCACACGGCGGCGCAGTTGAGAAGCTGCAGCCAGCGGGTCAGGATCAACGATCCCTGCTCCTGGCTGTCGATGACCGGCGAGAAGGCGAGCCCGACGGCGTTGCAATAGGCCTGCAGGCTGGCGTCGTTCGAGCCGAACAGGGCGGTCGAACTGATGCTGGCCGGATTGAAGCCGGCGCCATATTGCTGGTTGGTCAGGAAATCGAAAATGACCTGCGCCGGGTCGGCGTCCTCGCCGTTCACGCCGGTCCCGGCGAGGATGCCGATGACCTCGAAATTATGATTGCCGATCGCCGCCTCGGGACCGAGATCGTAGCCGCCGCCCCAGACGTAAGCCGTGCCTTGGTAGGCAAGCGCCTGGGCCGGATAGTTCTCCGCCAGATACGGCCAGACGAGCTGCGGCGTCGTGCCGTTGAAGCTGCCGAGCCCGAGCTGCGCCAGGAGATAGATCGACTCGTTCTTGTAGACGAGGCCGAAGCCGACGATCGGCCCTTCGCAGACCCCCATGATGAGGTCGGCGCTGTAGGTGTAGCTGGTTGCGGCGCCTCCCCCGCCGCCGAACAGACCGCCCTTGCCTGCGCCCTTGCCCGTGCCGCCGGCGTGCGCCTGGAAATTGGCGTACCACAGCACGTTGGCGGCGAGCTTGTTGCGGCGGTAGGCGATCGGAATCGGCAGCGTCGAGACCGACGTCTGAATTTCGAGACCGGTGAAATCCGGTTTTTCGGCCCGGCCGCGCCGAAGCCAGCTCACGCCCAATAGCTCGCAAATTTGGCCGTCGCCAGCCGCTCGTTGAGTTCAGCCGAACGGCCGATCTCATCCTCGAGCACGAGACGGGCGGGCAAGAACGCGTGGATGATCGTGAGCGGCTCGGCTTTCGACACGATCCCTCCGTGGCGAAGCAGCGGCCGATGCGGAACAGGACGACGTCGCCGAGCCCGGGTCTGTCGACCGCATGCGCGCGCTCGAGCAGGAGGCCGAGATAGCGCTCCTCGTTGCGGTGCATCATCCAGTCTTGCGTATAGGGGCGCGGGTCGAACGGCGCGACCAGGCCGAGGTCGCAATAGACGCGCACCAGCAGCATGGCGCAGTCGACGCCGACGCCCTTGATGTCGGCCATATGATGGTAGGGCGTGCCGATCCAGGCGCGGGCCGCCGTGACGACCGCCGCGCGCTCGATCGCCTCGTTCAAGTCACGGGCCGTCCGGCGGCGGGGCCTGGGTTATCCTGCAAACCAGGTAGGCCTCAGGCGAGGCTTTCTTGGCGGCTTCCCCGAGGAACTCAAACAACGAGCGGACGTCCGCTGGCACAATCAGCGTTCCAAGGATGACCTGGTGCGCCTCATTGCTGACGAAGGCAGCCTCGTCAGCGGAGAGGTTGGTGACGACGACATTCGGCGCCGCGAGATCGAGAGGCATCGGGGAACTCCTATTTCGTTGGCGAAAGGTCTGCAGGCGCCCGGCGCGGCGCGGCTTCCGGATCGACCGGATCGATGATCAGCGCGCGCAAGGACACGATGTCCGGTTCGTCGAGCGGTCTGAAGCGGCTCATCAGCCACGCCCGTTGAACGCCGGGCTTCGTCCACTCGAAGAGCTCGAGGAAGAACGGGCCATCGGGATCATTGTGGCGCTCGTGCACCGCTTTCACCGTATAGACGGACCCCGCCTTGGGACCGGCGACCGCCGCGCCGGCCAGGATCCAGTTGTCCCCTATGCACAAGACCCGCGTGCCGGGACCAATCGCTGCGCTCATCGTTAAGCCTCAATAGGCGTTCTGCGGCGGCGGGACATAGGGAAAGCCGCGGAAATTGGCCAGGTTGATGAAGGTGTTCTGGCAGGTCGCCTGCGTACGATCGCAGCCGGCATAGACGATGAAGGCGTCGCCGGGCGCCGGCGCGAACGGCAGCGGATACATGAGATTCAGCGCCATGCCGACGCTGACGCTGCGGACCGTCGCCCGGACATTGGCGTTCGCGCCGCTGGAGAAGACGAGCGAGCCCTGCTTATGGGTCGCCAGCGCCACGCTGGTCAGGATGGAGTTCGAGGTCGAGCCGGCGCCCGCCGTGCCGCTCGCGCCGAAGGCGCCGCGGATCACGCCGCAGCCGGAATCATAGAGCGTGTGCACGCAGGTCGGCGAATAGAGGTTGCGCGGCATCGCGTAGTCGAGGATCACCAGATCGCTCGCGACCGTCACTGTGGCTTGCGTCCGGCCGACATGGTCGACTGTCGAGATGCGGCCCTGGAACATGATGACGCCGCCGACGGTTGCGCCGCCCGGAGAGTCGAGAAACACCCGATAGCGGATTATCGCCGCGCCGTCGAAAGCGCCGTCGCGCAGCGCAATCAGGAACGGCGCGCCGTTGATCGTGTCGGTCGGCCGCGCGGCGATGGTCAGTTGCTGCTTGTCGACCTCGAGGCCGACGCCGGCCTTGTATTTGAGCCCCTTGACCAAGGGCCCGGTGCAGAGGAAGGTCTGGCCGTTGAAGGTGACGGGATAATCGACGTTCGTCCAGGCGTAGATCGTGCCGACGGTCGACGTGAACTGGAAGCACTCGGCGATGGCGAGCGGCGCATCTCCCGAGGCGATCGCCGCGTTGATCAGGTTGGTGACGGCGGTCGTGGTCGACTTCATCAGAACGCCCTGACCGAGCGGAATTTCAGGCTGTCCACCTTCCACAGATTCGACATGAGCTCTTCGAAATCGAGGTCGTCGGCGTCGAACCGGCATTGGAAGGCGTAGGAGAAGGTCGCCGTTATCACCACGCCGTTCCCCGGCGGAGTGACGAAGACGAGGCTGTTCGGCGTTGTCAGCGACCAGCCCGAGGCCTGGTTGACCCCATTGAGATAGACGTTGTTGACCGTAGTCACCCAGCCGACCGGCTCGAAGAACGAGCCCAGGAAGCGGCCGAAGGTGAAGGTCGTGGTCGCCCCGTCGCCGGAGCCGATGCCGCCCGCCGTGACCGCATTGTCGGTCGGGTCGGTATAGAGGAACGTCGAGAACTGGCCCTGGCATTGCAGGAAGAAGCCCATCAGCGCCTGCAGCGAATTGCCGCCGAGGCCGGGATAGGAATTCGCCGACGAATCGAGCCCGTCGAAGGTGAATTCGAACTCCCAGATCGGATTGACGTAAAGCGCTTCGCGGACCTCGCGGCCGGAGACGTGCGCCGCGACGATGGTCGCGAATGTCGGTTTCTTGTGGACGCCGAAGCCGAGTCCGGCCAGCGTCGGAAACGACGGCGGCGTGCTCATGTCGTTTTTCTCTCCTACTTGTAGGTCGGAAAAAACGACTTCACGGCCTGACCGTCGTCAGCCGTAGCGTCCTTAAGGTCCAGAGCTGCGTCATGAATTCCTCGAAGTCCTGCACGTCCTCGGCGAAGCGGCAGAGCCAGAGCAGGCCGAAGTCGGCGGTAATCGCCACGCCGGATCCGGGAGCCATGCCGAAAGTGATGGCCGGCGCATAGCCGCTGCTGACCGTCCAGCCGGAGGCTTGCGAGACGCCGTTGAGATAGACCGCCGAGACGCCCGAAGTCCCCTGCGCCGGCTCGCTATAGCCGCCCATGGAGCGGATCAGCGGAAAGACCGTCGTCGTCCCGTCGCCGATCCCGAGCGCCTGGCCGATCAGCGCCGAAATATCAGGCGGCGCGACCCAGAACGGCGCGTCGGCGCCGCTCATCTCGGCGAAGAACCCGGCGATCGCCTGCAGCTCGAGGTTGGCCGCATCGGAGCGCAGCACTTCGTAGGTCAGTTCGATCTCATAAAGGGCATAGGCGCGCTGCGCCAGCCGCGACGAGCGGCCCGAGACATGGTCGGCGAGCACGGTCGAGAACTTCGGCCTGACATGCGTCGACCAGCCGAGGACCGCCAGGGCCGGGAAGTCAGGATAGGTCCCAGGACTCGGCGGCGGCGACGGGGCCGGCGGCGGCAGCACCGCGCGCAGACCATTCGCCCAATCGCCCTGCTGCCAATTGGCGGTGTCGCCCCAGGTCTGATTTTCGATCGGGAAGGTCGGAAACGGCCGCGCGTCCCAGTTCCAGGCGCACGCGAACGTCCAGTCGATCATCACGACGCCGGCGCCGCTGGTTTCGTTGTTGCCGTCGAGATTCCAGTATTCGTACAGAGCCTGGAGCGCCACCGCGGCGATCGTGTCGTCGCGCCGCGGCCAGTAGATGGCGCCGGCCGCCGGGTCCCAGATCGACCAGAAGGGCGAAGCGCTCTCGACCGACTTCGGATCGACGAAGACGTTCGGCTGATTGGTCGCCCGGTCGACCGAAGAGAAGCCGTATTCGAGGATCGTCAGCGACTTCAAACACGGCGTCCAGGCGGTCGGCAGACCATTCGGCGTCCAGCCGCCGCCCCCGCCGGTGTCATAGACGGCGTAGTGAAGGTTATTCCACCACCAGCGCAATTGCTTCGGCGCGAGGATCTGCTGGTTGGCGAAATAAGGGTTCCGCGCCTGCGCCAGGCGATCGCCGGTCGGCAGCGTGACCATCAGTCCCGAGCCGTTCGGGTCAAAGCCGAACACCGTGCTGTGGCCGCCGGCCGAGCCCGAGTTATAGAACCAGTTGAAATATTGCCCGCCCTCGATATTGGCCTTGAGGTAGGCGCTCGAGTAGATCGACGGCGGCCCGCTAAGGCCGAGCCCGCTCATGGTCGAAGGCGACGGCGGCCACGGCCCGGTCGGCGCCGGGGCCTGCCAGTTCAGGATGTCGAGGCCATTGACGCCGGTCGTCCAATCGCTGATCGGCAAGTAGTCGTCGAACGAGACATAATCGAGGTTCGCATCGGCGAAGAGCGAGTCGAGATGCGGCCATTGGCCGTTCTCGCCCGGGTGCTGCCAACCCATCCAGCTCGACCAGTCGGCCGAATAAACGATGAGGTTTTTCAGCGTCGTGGTGTTTTTCGTGTAGCCCTGGCCATCGAAGATCGAGCGCACGTCGGCGGCAAGCTGTTGCAGGCCGGCGACGAAGGGATAATCCCAACTGACCGTACCCGCCGTGAAAGCGACGGGAGATAAGGATTTTCCGACGTTGCCGTTGGCGCCGGTCGAGAGCGTGTAGACTCCGATTCCGCCGCTTGTCCCGCTGACGAAGCCGGTGATTTGCACCGGCGTCGTCAGTGCCGGATTGGCGATCGGCCCGTTGGCGATCACGCCAGTCGAGACCGACGTCACATGCAGGGTCGCCCCGACGGCATAGCCGTCGAAGTTGACCGAAGCGAGCCCTGCTTTCGTCCAATTCGGCCCCCGGATCGTCTCGAGGCCGCGGAGCTCCGAACCGATCGAGAAGCAGTCGACGCCGCCGGCGACCGTGCACAGCATGGCGTAGTGCAGGATCATCCGCCGGTAAGTCCAGTCGAACTTATTGCCCGAATAGGCGACCGTCAGATTGGTCGGATCCGGGGTGAAGTCCGATGGCTGGGCTGTTCCGAGAAAAGCGTTGACGGCGGCGGTCGCCGCGCCGGAGAGATCAGGCGTGGTCGTAATGCGTCCGCGCCACGGATAGCCCGTGCCCGTCCCAAGCAGGAACGGATAGAAGATGACGCGGAAGCCGCGCGTCTTGAGGTCCCTGATGCAGCGCACCATGCTCTGGTCAGCCGGCGTGCCGCCGTAGACATAGCGGTCGGTCCCCGTCAGGATCGGCAGCGGAATGATGCCGGGAAAATCCTGCTCGGTCAGGCTCGAAACGCGCCAGTGATCAGGCGTCGTGATTCCGCCGAGAATCCCCTGCTCGAACGCGCCGAGGAGAAAGATCGTCGACGGATAGATGTTGCAGGTCGAGGTGTCGTCGGTGTTGAAGAACCAGGCGCAGACCAGCGAGACGGTGACGGTTTCCGGATGCTCCGCCTGCAGCTGGTCCATCGCGTAGGAATAGTCGGTCTTCGTCCCGCCAGGGGCGAAATAGGTATTGATCGGCTGGCAGGCTTCGAGCGCGCCGCCCTGGGAAAGGTTCGCCTGCGCGCCGAGATAGGGCAGCGTGTCATAGGCGAACTCGCCGGTCGAGGGCAGCAGGTGAACGCCCGGGACCTTGACCATGCTCGCCTCAGCGCGCGCGAAGCCGCCGCAGCCCGAGCGCCGCGCCGTGCCGCACGGCCTCGTCCACCGCCTTCATCATGCCTGAGGCGTTCTGACGCATCCACTGCGACACGCTCGCCCCGTCGATCGCGGAAACGTGGAAATTCGTCGTCGGATGGATCGAGACCGGGGCGGCTTCGGCGCCGCTCCGCCCGCCCACCGCCCCGCTCAGGAGGTCGCGGAAGGCACCCGCTTCCGCCGGCGGCATGATGAGCTCGCCATGATGTACGACCGAGAGCATGTCGCTTGGAACTCGCCACATGCCGATATCGGCCGAGACGACCGATGCCGCCATCCCGGCGACTGTCGCTTGCGCCGCCGCGGCCGGTCCCGCCGCCAGCGGTCCCATCAGCGGCGCGAGGAAGCCAAATACGCCGGCGAAGGCTTCCGCGGCGGACGCCAGGATCGAGCGGCTGACCGCCGCGCCTTGTGCGCCGATCGAGGCCGCCGCGCCTGCATCTTCAGCCGCTATCCTAGACGCGACGCCAGACGCGGCCGCCGCCGTTTTCATCGCCTCGGCGATGACGGTGCGGGCGACAGTCGTCTCGGTCCATTCGATGAACTTGATCGCAAGGTCGTCGAGCACTGCCTTGAATGCGACATGCCAGTTTTCGGCGCCGGTGATGAGACCGCGCCACTGCGAATTAAGGGCCTGTTCGATCGCATTGGCCAGGGTTTGATAGTCGCGCTCCTGCTCCTCGATGGCCGCGCGGGTCAGCGACGCGATCTCGTCGTCGCGGCGGCGCGTCGTCTCGACGACTAAGTAGTGGAGATTTTGACGTGGCGTCAGCGATTGCTCGCCGAGTGTTTTCAGCCCCCGGAATGCCGTCAGTTGGAGCGCGTACTCGGCAAAGAGCGCTCGGCGCGATAGCGC